CGCCCCAGTTGCAACGCCGAGAGAATCACGTTCCTTGCGGTATGTCAGCCGATGGATTCGCTGTCCATCCCCTGTCGTGATGAGAACGGCCAGATGGCACCCGATCACGTCATCGACGTTGTTCTCGTCCGTGATCGGAAAGTACATCCCGGGGTCGATCGACGTCATAGAGATGCGTGTTCCTTGCGGCTTGTTTGAGTTCGCCGTGACGTGCCACACCCAGTCGCCGCGCATGATGCCGTACAGTTTGTTGCCGTCGTACTTGCTGAGGAACCGTTCCCTGGCGAACAGGTCACGGAACGCCAGACGCGCCGCGATCGCGTCTTCGGTATCAGCCGCACCGGACGTCTTGTCCGTGAACCGTACGGCGAACTGAGCGCCCGTATACCGGTCTGTGGTGTCGACCACGGTACGCGCGGATGGAATGTAGATGGGCTTGTCGTTGGCGCCTCGGAACGACACCTTGAACACGTCCGGTGCCGACCAATAGATCTCTTCGTACAGTTGGTATGACAGAATACGTTGGATGTCCAAGGTGTTGGTCAACCAACCCGGCTTGGCTCCGAACAACGATTCTGCCGTGGTGTACGGAGTGAACACTGTCGCCATGCCTCACCCCATTCTGGCCTCAGTCACGGTTGTCCGGCCGCCTTCCACGGAACGGAACCGGCCCTTGAAGAAACGTCCGAGTGCTTCCACTCCGTGGTTGTTCTTGTCGATCGGGTTCTCGGGATTGGATCGGATCTCAGACCTGTGTTCCGGCCACCGATAACCCTCCCGCATTTCCCAAGCAAGTTCTTTGCAATGCGTGCGATCGATCATGAGCTGTGGTGTCCGGTGTGGATGACCCTCGTCGAGATGCGTGTTTCGCACCTTGAGCGAACGCCGGATCAACGCAAGTCGCGTGCGTATCTCGCCACCTGTGTTACGCGTCGCGGGTATGCGCAACTTACGCTCGAGCGTACGCGTATCGTCAGGTTCAGCAGGATCCGGGTAGATGCGCTTGCACACGTGTACCAGCCCCGGCTCGTCATTCAGCAGATCGATCGCCACTTCCTCGGTGTCAACTTGTGTCCATCGCCGTTCTTTGATGACGCGAATGTCACCAGTGTACGGCGATTCCTGAATCCACAGCACGACGAATGGGTTCGTGAACCCGTAGTCAACAGCCATGTACAACGGCCATGACGGTTCGTAGTTGAAGTCACCAAGGTGAATGTCGTCGTCGTACTCTTTCATCACAACGCCGACCTTCTCAGTGAAGTCAGCGCCGTATTGCCGATCAAACTCGTCTTGTGTCAGGTCCTGTTCGGCATCCAGGATTTCCTGGTCCTGTCGACCACCAGGAAACGTGATTGTGTTCGTCCATGACGGCATGCGCCATGACCGATACGAGTGATCGATCGGACGCGACGACTGCCCTCGCTGGTAAAGCGCGTACAACAACGAGTTCTCGGATTTACCTTCCGGAACACCCGTGAAGATAGCCCAACCTCTACGGTCAGACAATGCCGGCCGGATGTACTTCCAAGTCACCCGTTTGTGCAGACCCGCCTCAACCATTAGGACGAAGTTCAATCCCTCGGAAACCAACATCTCCGGATGCGCAGCCGACTTGCATTGCAGGTCGAAACCCCACGACGTCTTGATGTGCATGTTGCCGGACTCGACATTGTTCACGAACTTGATGGAGTCACGGTCAACGCCGAGCTTGCGCAACGAGTCGTAGACGATCCGGAACTCTTTCTCGGCGTGGTAGTACTGCGGTCCGACAATCCACCCGACTTGCGGCTCGCCCGTGATTGGGCACATCACGAACGTGTTCGGCTCGGCTTCTTTGGCTCCGAACAACGTCTTGCCCCAACGCCGACCACACGGGATGATTTTGAACCTGGCCGGAGTGAAGTGCATCAATCGCTGACCGGCGTGCGGGTGGTATCCGGTCTGTTCGAAGTAGTCGCCCTTGGACAGGACGACGCCGGTCATGCGAAGTCGCCCTCGAGCTCCGGAGGCACGATCGACCCCTCGCCGAACCCGGGGTCTGCCGGATCGATGGCCATGACCATTGACCGCCGTTCACCAGCAGTCGGTCGGTGCGGAGGCGGCTGGATCAACCCACCCACACCGCCGAACTCAGAACCGGTTCGATAGTCCTCTGTGGACACGAGATCATGCGACGTGTACGGAACGACGATCGGCGTGTGCAATTCGTCGCGGAGCGGCTCCAGGCCGAACTCAGACGCCACTGGTGGGGCGAGCGGTTCCGTCATCGTCGTTCACCTCCCGGATGATTTCACGCACTGACTCGTGAAACTGGCCAGTCACGACAAGGATCTTCGCCTCGGCGTCCCGCAGGTCATCGATCGTGATGACGCCTTTGTCGATCAGTGCTTGTCGGAGCACGGGATCGAACGGACCGACTACCGCCTTGGGTTTGAGCTGCTCCGGATCCTCGACCATGAACGCCGGTTGAGTCTTGCTGCGGAACGGATGCATCGGGTTGTACCCGTCCACACCATGCTCGCGGTTGCACGTAGCGCATCGGTTCTCGGTGTCAGGCATCGTCTTCGTCCACCCATTCATCGCTGTTGAGGTCGACAACGGGGTGTGCGTCGACATACTCGCCATCGTCCGTCTGCACCTTGAGCGCAGTGGCTAGCATGGACTTCCATCCGCTGCCCGCTTCGACGTCGACACGCTGACGCGGTTTGCCCATGACGTGCTCGATGATGAACATGGCAGCCGATAGCCGAGTCTTGGCATCCACGATCGGACGACCGGTTTCGGGATCGACTTCCTCCGACATCATGATGCGATGCACGATCGTGATGGCGTCCCCCACCATCGACCCCATCGTAGCCAACGCCTGCACGTGTAGACGACGCTTGGATTCCTCGACTATGACCGGCGTAATCCACTTGGGTACCGGACCAGCGAAAGATCCGTTAGACGATCGTGGCCGACCACGCGCCAGTTCCTCGAGATCCCATTCCTCGAGTGGTTTCCGGGCATTGGCCAGCATCAACATGTTCTCGCGAGTCGTCTTGTTCGCTCGACGGATGCGCTTGCGCACGTGTTCTGGATTGTCCGACAGTGGACCAGTACGAGTTGCCATTCCATCTCCTCGGGCCACGGACCCTTGTCAATTCGTGGGCTGGTGGGGAATCGAACCCCTCGGGTGCCCCGCAGATTGCGGCATATCCCCAGCAAGACCTGCCACAACCGCTTGCTGCACGCGTCCCGCGACCCCAGCCCGTGCACCTACGATGATTGGCCAGCGAATGCAGGTACGGGCTACACCGCTGGCCAATCATGACCATCATGACTGCACTTTGTGGCTCTGTCAACTGCTGACGTCAACTCGCGTGGTCCGCTGAGGTCTACGGTCACCAATGGTGAGACGATGGGCGTCGTGGATCAAGCCTCGCGGCGGGTGGTGGCTGCCACGAATCGCCCTCGGTTGCGCGGATTGTCGTGATTGTCAGGTTGTCAGGATCATCGTGCACATATGACCGGTCGAACTCGGCGATGTGCACGGTCGTTCCTTCAACCGGCGCGCTCCGGTTCACCAACCTCGCAAACAACGTCCGCCAGTTCATACTTGCTCACCTCACATGGGTAGAACCCGAGGTTGCGGGCACGCGCGTTCATCTCGTTACGCTCGTACGCCATCCACCGATCGGAATCGAACCCCCAGAATCCGGCGTCCCATTCTGTCGCTCGCTGTGTGACGTCGAACAGTTGATCCAGCAAACCGTCAATCGGCCAGTTGTTCCGTACTGACAGTTGGATCTTCGTCTTCAGCCGTTCGATCGCCTTCGGATGTGCTGCCATGCTTGTCATCGTACGACGTGATGCCGGCTTCATCCAATATGGTCAGCAAGCGACCCAAGTAACCTCGTTCCTCGGACAATAGCGAACCAGCATTACGCCTGTCCACTATGGACTGACGCAGTCGACGTCCCATCCGCTCGAGTTCTTCGATCCGGTGATCTCGTTCGCCAAGTTCCGTATTGAGCCATGTGATTTCTTTGATGACTCGTTCGGTTTCGTCTTCGTCTTGCAATGCGAGCAGTCGGGTGATGCTGTCGATCTGCCGACTGATCTGTCCTTGCCGGCGCTCGTCCAATCGCTTGGCTTCGTCAATGATCTGGGCTTTGGTCCGGCTATCTTTGGTCATCAGTATTCCTTTCGCTCCGGTCTTGTTGAACCCGCCAGACACCCATGCGGAACAATCCTTCGGCAACGTGATCTGGGCAACTCCCGCCAAGATACACGATCGGATATCCCGATAGATCCTCGCCTTCCGCGTTCGTGGCTCCTCCGATGTGCGCGACTAACGCATACGCAGTCAGCACACCTGTATCGTCCCAGCCATGAATCTTCATGAACTTGGCAACGAGATCGTCGAGTTCACGTTGAACTTGTCTTTGCTCAGGCGTTTCGTCACCGCTCATGCTTGTACTCAGACGTGTGGTCGATCCACAGCCGATCCCCGGTGTTGAAGATCTGGAAATCCTGGTACACGTTCGGCACCGTGCGCATGAGGATCTTCGCGACCTCGACAGCCAGCTCGCAGATCTCCGCGTCGGCTTGCAACGTCGCACGCTTCTCGATGAACTCGCGCCAGGACCGGTGATTGCCCGAAACCACGATCGAAGTCGGCGTCATGTTCGGCAGTACAGCTCGAGCGGCCTCGCGGACTACCTTGGCTGCGGAGGAATGGAACACGTTCGGGTTATCGCCTACGATCCGGTTGCCAATCTCAATCAACTGGCCGTACGCATTCACTGCTTGCTGCCACACCTCCCACATCACGCGGTACGCGTCGGGGTCGGCTTGTAGCAACGGCGGAATCACAAACGGTACATCGGGGTGTGGAGTAACATACCGCTGTGACAACTGCGAGAACGAGAGGTGCCGATGGCGCACCAGTTCATGCGTTAGTGACCGCGACACACCCTCGATGTAGAACGACACGGTACCGTGCTCGAGCACTGACCCGTGATTCACATCGATGATGTGCTCGAGATACCCGGCGTTCGTCGCGGTCCTTGGGTTCGGCCGTGACCACGACTGGTAACACGCGCGTCCGGCGAACTCGATGAGGTCCTGCCCGGTGTTGTCCTCCGGCTTCCATTCGATGCCCTCGATCGTGTCCGGATGAAACACCGTTTCTGCGATCAACGTAACCTTCACTGCGCTTTCTCCAATGCATGTCGACCGGTCATGGCCGGCTGGTCAAAGAACACACCCACACCTGCGTGAAGGGTGTCGTAGTACCGTGCACCACGGCGCGCGTGACGCCGGACGTACGCTGACGGACGCACCCACACCCGCGACGCATGCCGCGCAACGTACTTCAGAGCCCCGCTGGCGCGCGAACGGACGCCACGGTGTACCGCGCTGGCCACCGATCCTTCATAGTCGTTTACGGGGCTCTGAACGGGTTCAGGAGGGACGTATGCCGGCTTTACGTCTCTCGGCGGTCCGGGGATGAAAGCCATTGCCCCGATACCGCCGAGAATCAGATACGCGATGAGCAACCAGTACATCGGATGTCTCCCTACGTGAATGGGGTCAACCCATCCAACCATTGGAGACACGACTATTGCAATGCGGACATTCTACGACCGACGCACCAGAAAGTGTCGATCGGGCCTGATGACCACCGATGAGCGACATGCGCATGTGTAGAACCGCATCGCTTCTCACCCATGCCCGGAGGCAACGCCGACTCGTTCACGGCCGGCTCCCGCTCGATCTCGGACATGTACCGATCCGCTTTACGGAGAACGTCGAATAGATCCACGTCCGCTTCACAGATTCGATCCCAGTGATCTCGCGCATTGCGGAACACCTCAACCACGTGTGCCAATCCTCGGAACTCATCCACGGCGATTCCTCCCCGGGCACCACACAGGGATGGACGCGACTGATGAACGTCCACTGTTGGCCATTAAGACGTTAACACCTTCGTTCCAGTCATGCGGGAGGTGATCTTTCGGATTGTCACATGGGCTCATGCCAACCTGTCCACTTCGGACAGTCTCCGGGGTATGTGCAATCGCGGCCGGTACGTGCTTGTGGTCGGGGTACTTGATGAGGCGCCGGTTGTGGTCACGCCACAACAACATCTCGTCAATCGCCCGCTGTTCCTCATCCGCCTGATGTTGCAAATTGGCTTCGATGCACAGCTGTCGATGGAACCGGAGTGTTTGGATCGCGAACATGTCTTTCGCTTTGATCGTGAACTCCGGCATCGTCATTTGGGTGTCCAGCCCGTCCTGCGACATGCGGATAGTACCCCCTCGTACTTGGGAATGAATCCTTCGGTTGGCAACGTCTCATTCACATACAGCCCGTCGATGATTGCGCTGTGCACTCGCTGGTCGATGCCGGGTATGTTGGCAGCGTCCACTATGGACTTCATCGTATCGGGCTTGTCCAATGTAGGCTTGAGCTCGACAACCTTGTCACACAGCTTCGATGTGCCATCCACTCGAGCACTCTGTGTGATGCCGGAAGGTGGTGCTGTCTGCTGGGGATCATCGCACGATGTGAGGATCATCGCGAGTACGACCCATGAAATCAAACCTATTCGCTGCATCCATCGAGTGTACATGACTTATGACCTGCCAACGCAACGCGTCAACTCAGCCATACACATGAAGATCACGGCCAAGGGCAGCAGTATCCAACGAAACCACCACGGCATCTCACGAATGAAGTCAATCATGTCGACTGCATCCACACACCGCACAACGCAAGCCATGCGTACAACACCCACCAGTGCCGGTTGGGCTTGATGCTGAGCCAGTCTAGTATCCGACCAACCACGGTAGCATCACCCCCGCGATGAGCAAAGCGGCTCCCACGCAGCCCGCAGTCCACATCAGACACGCACCGATCAGTACGAGCAGCTTCGGGAACCAATCGCTGCTTTTGTGTGACCTCACTGTGTCATCGTCGTTGATTCGATCGATCAGCCCTGTCATCGAAATGTAACCATCCATGGCCAAACCCCCATCCCGTGTGCAGCCCGTCTGCACGCGCACGTTATACCGCCGATCGCACGCTAAGGCAACCCGAGAGTCCGGTTGAACGCTCGCGTACGCGTCGAGTTAGCTTGACCGATCTTCCGTCGCAACGCGTCATCCTTTGGACGTCCGGGATGCGCTTGCGTTGATGGCGTAGGCGATGATGTGCGCATGGACCAACACGGCCGGTCAGGTTGTGCTCCACACTTGGTGCATGCCTTGAACCCGGTCCAATCTGTGACGATCTTACTCATCGTGGGTTCGCCATCGCCTTCTTGACCTTGTGGTGATCGATCATCTGCAACCGAGGCTTCCACGTGTCCGCGATCGGGTACGCCTGCACCAACACGCCGTAGGCATCCATGGCCCAATCGACCAACACCAATCGTGACGATACCGCCTTGTCCTGTTGCTTGGCCGCACCGTGCAGCATGCTCTGCATCGATGTAGCCAAACACGTGAAGTCGATCGTCGGTCGCAGAAACCAGACGCGGCCATCAAGCCAATCATCGAACGGGTACTTGCTTACCACTCGTACATCACCCGGCTCGTGCCAGGACACCGGAACGTGTCGACCTCGAAAGTTTTGTTCACGTCCAACCACGAAGGATCGTTGATATCCACGATCGTGTCTTTCGTCGGACGTTGCCACATGTGTTCGTTGTGAGTGTTCTCATTGTCGCAATGCCTGGTCTCCATCAGCAGTCGTCCTTTCGGTGTGGCACGCCTCCATGTGGGTGAGCACGTGAGTGAAATCGAACATCCACGGTTGGTAGATGTCGCGCTCCGATCGCCACTCGGTTGTGCACCCATAGCCGCCTTCACGCAGCCCGACACATCGGATCACGACTCGTGCCTCAGCGTCAACCACGACTCGCACAGGTACGACGACATCACCAGGTTGCTGTGCGCCGATGTGGTACGACTGGCTGATGGTCATCCCTTCATCATCTCCTCAACAAACCGTGAGTGAGCCTTGTCGTCAACCCGACATTTGAGGGTATCCATCGGGTGCGCCGCTGTGAACTGAATGTACAAACTGAACTGGCCTTCGACCGGAGTAACCTCAGCCAATGAGACATCGGCCACTCGGAACATGAACGTTTCGCCTTCGATGTCTGTGATGCTTATCACTTTCTCTTCTCCGGTTTCCAATCGCAGATGTATTGCCGATCACGATGACGAGACACGTGCACGTTGCATTTGGGACAACGTACCCCGGGCGTCGGCTTGTGCAATGAAGGTATCGGCTTGGCCATTGGTTACCACCCAATCGCTTTTTGTAGTGCGTCCAGAATGTATTTCTCGAGTTCGAGAATGGATTCCGATCCGCACAATAGAACAGTCATGTATGCCACATCGCCCGGTTGGTGTGGCGCGTAGACGTCGAATCTCTGTTTCCTGTATGGAACCATTCTCGGCGTGTGATCCCAACCCATCACCTGATCCATACGACGCCAAGTGTAATCAGGCAACAACACTGTTCCATAGTGGAACAACGACTCATCGATGTCTTTCCATGTGCCGTGTTCTGGACCACCAACCATCAACCACAACATCACTCGCTCCAATGCTCATCGAACCACACCATGCAAAGGACGATGTTACCGGTAAGTACAGCCAGATCCGAAACCCACAATGAGCGACGGTATTCCGCAGGCAACCGCATGTAGCACCGTTTGCAGAACACATCTCCATGCCGGCGCTTGTTACCGCAGCGTTCTACGTTCTTGCACGGATATCGATACAGATGGCTATGCTGGTTCACCACCCACCCCCATGCATTCGTACACGTGATCTGCGCATGCCTCGCACGCGTTGTTGGCCTTCACGCCGTCACCAGTCGGCAAACCGCACGCACCACACACGGGCGGACACAAGCAACCGCTCGGATGCGTGCACGCGGGATGCAGCCCCGTAATGAGCTGCTCGCGGATGTTAGCCGGTGTAGTCGGCATCGCGTCTTGAATCTTCAACACGCCGATCATATACGCCGCGCCTTCCTCGAATGGGACCTCGACCTCTCCGGGTTGGTGGCACACCGGACACGGCAGCGTCTTTAACATCATCGTCATTCTTTACTCTCCTCTAACCACAGCGCATTCGCTGCCTTGATGTGGATGACGCACCTGATCCAGGTTTCGCACGGCGGACCACCCGAGCACATGCCCAAGCAATCCGCGCACCCTTCAACGTGACTCGCCAACGTACGCAGCGCTATGAACCCATCTTTGTACACACGTTTGCGTCGGTCCTCAATCACGGCCACACCGGCGCATCACAACGTACAGAGTGGTCCCGTGCTTCAAAGTCCT